ACATCCAGTGTGGTTGAGTTTTCTTTTGGTGGCGCGTTAAATCAATTCCAAGAGGTTGGCGTTTATGCCACGACTGAAAAGGGGTCTATGGATAATCAGGGTAACGCAATTGGTGTGGACATACCTGTAATGTTGGCTCCGTTTCCAGAATTGTTCTCGTATGACGAGCAACAGCAAGGCTTTTACCAGACGGCTGAAGTAACTGGGCCATCTTCGTATGCAAACGCCACAAACAAATACACGGCTGGCCAAATCATGAACGGTGGAGCAAATAGCCGTTTTGATTCCAAGCTTGGGTCTGGACAATACATAGGACAACCCACTGGCCCGTTTGAAGGGGGCAAAGGTACGGTTGTAGCAGATTCTTTTGAGTGGAGCTACGGATCAAGGGTGTCTATGGGTGCAGGTTCTGGAGCTACACGCACAACGGCTTCATCGGGCAGGTGTAACACTGCAAAAGGTGGTGCAGGGGTTGTATTAATTTTTCCAACGTCAATGGGGTAATAAATATGGCAGACTATAAAATTACATATGAAGATGGCACGACAGGTAATATTGTAGCGACGGAAGAAATGGCACGAACGGTTGCAGGTGGTGGTAGTTATGAATTAATACCTGTGCCGCAAGAATCAGAAGAGATAAAGGCGGAGACAGCCAGATTTGAGGCTCGTATGTGGCGAGATGGCGAACTCAATCGAACTGATAGGTTTGTTTCAGTGACAGACCATCCTGACCATACTGCGATAATGGCCTATAGGGTCGCATTACGGAATTGGCCTGCTACAGATGATTTTCCTGATACCAAACCTACAATAGGTAGCTAATGAGTCCTTTAAAATATCCACCACCAGAGCAGATACCCTCTGCTGAGAGGCAGAGGATATTATATATTGAGGCCGTTAAAGAAATTGAACAGCTACGCCAAGCCGTTAATAACGAAAACATCGTGGCTAAAGAATATAAACACGACCGTGATGATCTGAAGGGCGAACTGAAGTCTGCTAAAAGGTCTATTGTCACAATGTCCAAACGACAAAAAGCTTCTGATGAAGGCAAAAAAGCGGCAGCCTGGTCAGGTGGAGCAGCTATATTTATAACGATCCTATATCAGCTATGGCACACAATCGGATTCCCTTTTGCTCGTAACGGAGCAGATAAGAAATGGCAAGTATTTTGGGAACATGAGGCAGTTTATGGTGCAATGGTTTGGATTATGACTGTGCTATTTGCCGAAGTGTATAAGGCGACCAACAAAAGTTAACATGAACCGTTTTTGGAGTTGGATGGACAAATTGCTAAACCGTAAAAAATTACAGGATAAGCGCAGTCCTAAAAATCGCTTAGATAAAAAATGGAAACAGAAGCCGCAGAAGCGTTACAAAGATTTTCTGAAAGCTCTGGCATTGGATTATTGGTAGAGCAATACAGTTGGTTGTTTGTAGTTGGTTTTGCGCTGCTCTTTTTGAAAAACTCAATAGAAAACATACTGGCTGGATGTGCGGTATTCTTTGGAAGTAAATATGATGAGAACCAGACGTGTTGGATTCAGGTAGGTGGCGAAAGAAGGCCGGCAAGGATCAGTAAGACAGCTATTACGACCACTACATTTTACGTATATGAAACAGATAAAGACGGGACTATTATTGGCGGCACGTTGCTAAGTGTGGCTAACAATGAATTAGGCGCATTGCGAATTGAACGCCAACTTGATAAATTAGATATAGGTAAACCTAAATGAGGAGTCTCATATGCCAATGGTTAAAGGTCAGAAGTTTCCGTACACTGCAAAGGGCAAGAAAGCTGCTGCAAAAGCTAAGAAGAAAGCAAAGCCTAAAAAACGAGGTAAGTGATGCCACAGAAAAGAGACCCCAAGCTTGCAAGGGCAGGCGTAAGCGCGTACAACAAACCCAAGAGAACCCCGAATCACAAAACCAAGAGTCATGTGGTTGTCGCAAAAAGCGGAGGTCAAACAAAGACAATCAGATTCGGCCAACAAGGTGTAAAGGGGGCCGGAAGCAACCCAAGGACGGCCAAAGAAAAAGCGCGTAAAAAGTCTTACTATGCCCGACACAATGCTCAGGACAGCAAACCATCCAAAATGTCGGCCCGTTATTGGAGCCACAAAACGAAATGGTAATCCATGGCTAAACGAGGACTATATGCTAATATCCACGCCAAGCGCAAACGGATAGCTAAAGGCAGTGGAGAGAAGATGCGTAAACCAGGCACTAAAGGTGCGCCTACTGCAAAGGCATTTAAGCAATCCGCTAAGACAGCTAAAAAACGCAAATAACCCATGAAAGGCAGGCAATGTCAGTAGAAGACAAGCTTGATGAATTAAAGGCCAATCGCAAAGAGGCTCTACAAGCCTTACAGGAGGCCCAAACCCGTGTTCAGGAACTCACAGCACTCGTACAACGTCAATCGGGTGCTATAACCGCATTAGAAGAGCTAATAGAGCTTTCTGATGCAAATGACGCAAAGGGAGCAGATGATAGCCATGAAATTTCTTAATGATTTGAAGGATAAGTTAGGTAGTAGAAAATTAGGTGTTACGGCTGCAATCGGAGCAGCGGCAGGTACGGGGGCCGTAGAGGTCACTTGGCCTATCGCATTAGTGGCATCAGCATATGTGCTTGGGCAGGCATATGTAGACGCTCATAGCAAGTAGGCCAATCAAAAGTCGTGGCGGGCTTTAGCACATTGTGATTCTCTTCATGGGTGGGGGTCACGCCTGTCACGACCCCCTACCCACCTAATCAGATACTTCTACCATTTCCCGTAATCCATCCTCGATACATTGTTGAGCCAGTAATACATGTTTGCAGGTTCCTCTGTATTTATGGCCTTTACACATACATTGCCAAGCAACAAAATTATCTTTCATCCGTTTAGCCCACACCTCATATGGCTCATCTGGATTAGTCTGGCTCGCAATGACAAATTTTATCATAATCCTAACGGCTCCTCGTAATCAAATCGGGTTAACTTATCATAGGCTTTTTTGGCAATCACAATCAAAGTGAGGATAGCCACCGCCTGTAATCCTCTTTGCCCATATCGAACCATTCGCTTTCTTCGCTTTCTAATTTGCATATGGCAAAATCCTTTAAATCGTGGGTAAATAATACAATGTAAAATGGGACGTTTAATGCTTGGGCCACATGGCGTAATGACCTGCCCGAGAACTGCGTCCAGAGCCGATGCCGAACCGCCCTTTGCACATGCTCGTTCATATCGGGGTTTGTGGTTAATTCTAATACAGCCACAGGCTTGCCGTCACGCCATTCAATCTGATCTGCATCGTGGACAGCCCCTACGTTCCATTGATACCGCCAAGAACGGTAACCGGACGTTTTGTCTTGCCATCCATGTTTACGGTTTTTCATAAGTCACCGTCTACAGTAGCCTGCCCTGCGAGGACAGCAATTCGTTTGCGATAATGACCATCTCGTCCGTTTGCCACCCGGACCACAGTTGAGTGTCGTGGTTGTATTTCAGTCCCACATCCTTGAGCCTCATCTGCACCTGCTTGGGTAGCTCTGACGGTGGCCGTCCTCTTCTCTCGTATCGGATTGCCGCTTTGGGTCGGTTCTGCATTTTCCGCTCGATCTCGCGTTCGTTTCTTTTCATCCAATGTAGCTCGATCGCAATCAAACTGAGTAACGATTGTATCCTTGGTGAGCACTTCGACTCGCCCATATCCAGCATCGCGGAAATAACCTTGCAGGCCCATAGCGTGGTCATATTGCTGACTCTCGGATCGGGTGGAAGCTCCTCTTCTGGAAACCTTTTCCGCAATTCGTGAAGGTGCGAGATGTTTGGTGGTTCCTCGCTGAAAATCCTTAATTCTTTTATCGGTTGACCGTATTCGTCTTCGTGCATTATCTGCCATCTCCTGTAGGCACTGGTTGCTGACATGGATGTAATCATCATTGAGGGTTTCTATCGTAAATCGAGGGATGTCTTTCTTTTTGTTACGTGCTAATTTTGGGTTTAAACAGGCCCAAGTCCATCCGTATTTGATGTCTTTTTTCATCGACATCTTAGTGCCGGACGGTAGCTCCAGCTGGTCAATCAAATCTACCGCCTCGTCATATGTATTCGCATGTCCTATCATGTTATCTCCTATGGTTATAAAAGTGGGTAGACCAATGTAGTGTCACTGG